TACTCTTCTGTGTCTAGTTTAGGATTTAATCCTGCTTTGACTAGCTTTTGGTGTACACCCATAGCGTACCCTGTCATATCTTCATGATCTTCTTTTTGAAACCAATCACTATTCGCTTCAAGCCATTCCTTATCTTTCCCTGTAGGTTCCTGTACCTTTGGTTGAGCAGGAGCCTGTTGTGGAGGAGAAACTTCAGGCTCTACTGCTCTTACTGTGGGCTTGTAGTTATCTACCCTATACTTTTCATTTTGTATTGTGCTTAATTTTTCTTGAGCCTCAATTAACTTGTCTGGATCCCCAGCTTCATATGCCTCTTTATATTCTTGCTTTGCCTTTTCTAGTTGAGCCTGAACTCTACCTTTAGCTTGCTCAACTAAAACACCCTCTCCATCATCAAGGGTCTTTCTTAATTTCTTATTTTCTTCCATGAGCTTTTGTGTGGCGGTAACAGCCTCATCACTTAGACGTTTAGCTTCTTCTTTTTGTCTACGCTCTTCGTGATACTCATATTTTAATTGTTTAATTCTTTTTTGTACGTCACCAGAATATTTAGAAACCTCATCATCATCTGGTATTTGCGGAGGTACATTTTCTGCCCTCTTTGGTTTGCCACGATCCTCTTCAGGTGTGTCATCCACAACCTCTATCTCAAGGTCTTGGCTTTCCATTTCAATTTCTTGTTCTATTTTTTCTGCTGTATTTTCCATTATACCCTCGTATATTCTCTAGGATCATCGACAACAGCTTCAACTGTGTCATCATTAATTAACCTAAATTCTTCACCTCTAAGCTTAAATCTTGTTCCAGAATATGATCTAAATATCACAAAATCACCTTCTTTACAGTATGGCCCATCCGGAAACTTGTCTGCATCTTTGTACGCAGCTTTTCCCATTGCTATGACCAACCCTATAATAGAAGCTGTCTGCTCCATTCCTTTTAGTTTGTCTGGAATAATAACGCCACCACTAGTTTTTTCTTCTAATTTTGGTATTGCTATTAGTAATTTATAGCCCTGTGGTTCAGGTAATTTACGAGTAGTATCTTCGTCTAGTTCTATTTTTTCTGCAGAGTACATCTCTGTTCCTTTTTGCAGTGATTTAGGTTCACCGTAACCTTGCAGACTCAAGCGTCTGAAATAACATTATTTTAAATATACACAACTATTGACGATTTGAAAAGCCCCTAATCTTCGATATATCTTTTTTCAGCGTCTTCAAGTAATTCTATTGATATAGATAAACCTTCTATCTTTCCCACAAGTCTTTGATATTCCTCAAAGTTTTTTACTCTACCTGAAGCCAAATGAAAAGAAACGGCATCCGATTCTTCTCTAATTTTTTTAATAATGTAGGTGTATATAGTTTCATTTTTACTCATTTGTAAGATCTTTAACTGTTTCTAACGCAAGCCTAGTACCTTCTGCAACAGCATCATTTTTAATCTTTTGAGATTGAATTTGAGCGTCTGAAGAATGTTTTGTAAGGGCAACACCAAGTCTCGCACCTTCTCTCTTGTTTTCAGATTCCAATCTTTCGGTTTGATTTTTATCATTCATCATCGCTTTCTGCGCCTCAAGCTCCAGCTTTGCTATATCCATTTGTTTTTTGTGTTCTAGCTCCTGCTCTTTTATTGCCAATTCTCTCTGCTGTATTTGAGTAAGAGGATCTTGCTGTTGTTTCTGCGCTTCTTGTTGTTGTGCTTCTGCATTGTTTGATTTCAAAAGCTTTTCAGCAGCTTCTGCGGTAAGTCTTGACAATTCTTCTTCTGTATCTTCAGGCAATGGCTTTTCTTCATTAGGCATAGAAACACCAAGTTTCTTTTCAATCTCTTTTCTGTATTGAAATGCCACATGTTCTGTTATGTGCGCTGATAAAGCTGCCTGTATTGCACCAGCAAAAGGTGACTGACCTACCATTTCTTTTATTTTTGGATCATTAGCTGCAGCCATGTGAACTCTAATATGAGCTTCGTGATCTTGATACTTAAAAGCTTTAACTGGCTCTTGTTTAAGCATTGCCATGTTTTCTGTTACAGGATCAGATGGTTTAATGTCCTCTGGTAATTTAATAATTGAACTAGCATCTTGGATGCCTAAAACTTCGAGCATTTGTCTATGAAGTTTGCCCATATCATATAACTGCGGTGCTTGTTGTGCCAGTTGAAGTGCTGCTTGATATTGCATAACCCTTTGTGACATTGTTGCTGCATTCGGATCAGATACTGGAATAACATCAATTCTTTTATCAAAATCTTTTGTTCTGGAAAAATCTCCTTCCATCTCATAAGCATAACTGTCATCCATATAATCTCTAATAACAGCAGCAAGTAGTCTAAGCTCATTCTTTAATGCTGCATGAAGTCTGGCTTGAACACCAGACATAACTTTCATTGACCTTTCCATCAATGCAAGAGTTGTCCCTACAGGAGCTTGGGCGTTAATGTCCCCAACCTGTATATCGGCTACCGACCCTATTCTTCTTCCTTCGTCAACGATGTTTCCAAGTAATTGGTACAATACCGATGACGGCTCTTTGTAAGGAATGAAAGTAATAGCATCACGGATTGCACCACCCGGGACATCAACGTCACGGAATTCACCCGGCATGAGAGGCGAATCATCACCTTTGATACGAAGACCCCTAGCCTTAAGACCAGCAGGCAAATTCGACAACGTACCGGCATCGATGAGCTGTCTAAGTATTGAGGTTGCGCTTTTTGCGAGGCCGCCGATGAGGTGTATAAGTCCTGTTCCGTAAAAGCCCAGCCCGGGGAGATACCTATAGTGGACAAAGTATTGCCTTTTTCTTTTCTTTTTGTCATCTTCGTAATAGTTCCTTCTGATAGATAATATTTCCCTTGATGATTTATCTATTGTAATCACATAAGGTCTTGCTATACCATCTTCTTCATCAAACGGCTCTGGCATTTCCATATCAACATGCATTTCAAGAAGCGTATGCCTATCATCATCTTCAATAGTGGCGGTTTCTCCATCTAGCTCATCATATTTTTCTTGTATATCTGACATATCAGGTTCTGGATCTGGCAATTCTATATCACGATAAAAACCGGTACTTTGCAGTTTCATGATATCATTTGATGTTTTTTTCATAACATGTGTGTATCTCTCACATGTCATAAGATCAGATGCGCCATAAGAAACCACAAAGTCCTCGGCGGGGACAAACATTGCGCATGGTCTTTCCATAATGGGGTCGTAATATACTTTTTTGAAAGCTGATCCAGCTAAAGGTAATTTAAATAATAACTGCTCTGTTTCGTCACGATACTCTGTCATTTCTTCTGTAAGAAGATAATTCATTTCGTTTTCGACTCTTTTAGCCTGTTCTGTTTTTTCTACAGATATTTTGCCAATTATCTTTGTTCTTACGGGACCTGAAGCAGGGTATATCTCTCCCATAGCCTGTGCCTGAAATCTAACTATTGATTCTGTAAGAATTGGATGAAATACACCAGAAGATCCAGCCCAAGGCTGCTGCCTTTCTTCTATTCTCATTCCAAGAAGATCCAAGCCTTTAACATAACTTTTTGCCCACTCACTTCTTGATTGTCTATCGGCATTAAAACTGGCTATCAAATCACTTGCCATGCTTTGCAATTCATCTTCTTCTATTTCTTCAGCTAAATTTCTATCAAAATCACCACCTATTATTTCTTCTACTTGCTCCCCAGTAAAATCTATAATCATTCCCCCATCTTCAGTTTCTACAGAAACCGCATCAGGATTAACGACCTCAACTTTAACTTCAGTTGGCTCTATATCGTCTTCATCTCTGATCATTGGTGTCATAGGTTTTTCAATAGCCATTGTCTAATCCTTAATAATATTCAACTGGTCTTCTGTATTTGGGTTCATCATCCCAATCATCCATTGTGGTTCTGATCCAACCGCCCTGCCTGAATCTTAACAGCGCTTGTGTAGTAGAGTCAACCAAATCATCATGGTCTCCTGCAGGAAATGCAGCACATTCTTCTATAACTTCTTCTGCCCATCTTGTTGGTGGATACCAAACTACACCACTTGCAAACAGATCAGTAACACCGTTTACCCTAGCTATCTTATCCTGTCCACGGCTCGGTGTAAACTCTGTTACGGGAATTCCCATAGCTCTAAGTTCAAAAATCAAGGGAGAACCTGCAGCTTTTGCCTCTACAATCATTTGATCTGGTTCAAATTCCCAGTATTTGTCATAAGCAGCACGTTTTAATTCAGGAAATTCTAGTTTTTCTTTGTATGCATCTATTAAAATTAGGTTAGGTATCTCATTTCCGTCATCGTCAGGGTGATGAAAGATGCCCCAAGTGGTACATGCACTGTAATCTGCTCTTTGCGTCTTTAAAAACGCTGTATCCCACGATTGTATTATGGAATCACAGGGTGGTAAGTCTTTTCCTTCCCATTCTTGCCACCATTCACGCTTGATTAAAGCACCTTCTTCTGATGTAGGGTCCTGCTGGTACTGCGCATTCCATTTTGCTACCGGTAATTCAGCTTTTAGAGCGTCTAATTCACTGCCACTCCAAAATTCCGGCCATAAGGGCTTACCTGAGGGCATAATTGCGGGTAATTGTATCACTTCCCACTCATTTGAACCTTCTCTTTCAACAGATTTGTTAACAATTTGCCCTGTTAGGTCTCTTTTTGACCATCTAGTCATCACAAGTATGATTGCTCCACCCGGTTGGAGTCTCTGCCGGGGTCCAGATGTGTACCATTCGTAAACTTTGTTATAAACTTCTGGGTTATATTCACCCATTGTGGCCTCTTGCTCGGAGTGGGGGTCATCAATTATCAAAATATCAGCACCCTTACCCGTCACTGCACCACCAACACCTATAGCGAAGTAGTCACCACGTTTATTTGTGTTCCATCTTCCTGCCGCTTTACTGTCTGTGGACAGTTCTATGCCCGGAAAAACATTCTGGAAGTCTTCATTTTGTATTAAGTTACGAACTTTACGACCAAATCCAACTGACAGCTCCGCTGTGTGTGCCGTCTGAATAACTTTCTTCTCAGGATACATACCCAAAAACCATGCAGGAAATAAATAACTAGCAAATTCTGACTTGGTATGACGGGGTGGCATGTTGATAATCAATCTTTTTAGTTCACCCCGGGCCACCCTTTCAAATGCCTTTGCCATTATCTCATGGTGTCTGCCATGAATAAATGAAGGCCACATCATTTTCACAAAAGGCAGAAATTCTTTTCTTGCTTTCTCTTTTCCCTGAATCTCACTAAGCTCTTCTACAAGAGCAAGTATTTCTTTTTGTTTATCTATTGGAAACTTATCAAGTTTTTTTGATGCATCTTTTAGTATTTTTGATAAATCATTCATCTTCATCTACACACTGGCTAGGATTGTTATCAATAATCTTTTTAGCTATATCAATCATCCATAAAGATTTAACTGTGCCAACTTCAGAAATAATATGAAGAGACCTTTCCCCTATTTTATTTTCTGCCCATCCAATAATAATAATATCATCTAGCTCTGGCATGTCTTCTTCGTAAGAAGAATTATTTTTTCTAAAATTTTTAAGATTTATAATATTATTTTTCAAAAAATTTCCTAACTAGTTATATAATACTAGTTATAACTAGTAAGTTATACTAGTATAAAGAAGTATATATACTAGTTATAACTAGTAGGGAACCCCTAAAAACATTTTTTTTTGTTTTTTTACATATATTTACATATATGGGCAGGTGGGACAGTTAGATTATCCAAAAAAAGTTAGGGTACCCCCTCTTGACAGAATTTTTAATTTTAGTGTGCAACATAAACTACGGGGCTACGGGCTGGGGTCACCGCATTAGGGGTGGTACGGGGTAGGTGGGGGTAACTAGAAGTTAAAATTAACTAATAGGTAGCTAGAATTAACACGAAAATAGCTAACTTTTACCGCCTAAAAGTTTAGACAATTTATCTTTTAACTCTTCAGTTATCTCTTCACTTGTCTTGTCAGCTTGTTTAGTTTCAACCTCTAATTTGTTACCAAACATTTGAACTGTTTGCCCTAATAAATGAAGTGCTTTTAATCTATTACTTGCCTGATCCCCTTGCTCAACTTCTTCAGTAAGTTTTTTTAAGACGTACTCTTCACGCCTGACCGCTCTCGTC